AGCCTTGGAATTTGTTTTCGTCTAGGCGGTGATCGCCGCACCAGTCGTTCACAAACACGACTGGATACCCGCCCATGGTTGGTGCGTGGCGGCGGCAACGCCCCATGTCCCAAAATACATGCGGGTCTGAGTTGCCTGTGCGCTCCGCACGGGCTTCTTTGCTCGGCACTTTCGGTACAAACCAGATGCACGTTTTGCAGCGCATCCCTTCGCTACGATGAACCCAAGGGTCTTTGGGGGTGTTTGCGTCTACCATGGTGGTGCTTCCTGTTGTGGTTAGTCTTTTGTTCCGAGAACAAACTCAAGCATTTCTCGGACCTGCCCCGCGTGAAGCAAGTTTGTTCCTGTCGGTTGGCCGTTGTGCTTTTTGGCGCTTTCACGGTCGTAACTGACGTAACAATCCGGCGCAAAATCTTCCGGCAACTTCCACCGTAAGAAACGGCTCACCATTTCGTCGGTAACTTGCTGATTTGATGCCATGGTGGTGCTTCCTATTGTGGTTTGTTACCTCCGAACAGTTCCCACAACTGCTCGTCGGTGAGTTTGAGGTGCGACTGCAAGCGCAGCCACACTTCTCTGCGGCCATCTAGGCGGGCCGCTACGTGGGGATCGGTGTGCGCCGTGCTTTCGTTGGCACGGCAGAACTTGGCCAAGTCGCGCAGAACCACGTCGCTGGCCTGCCCAGTGAACACGACGCGGTAGCAGTAGGCCCTGTGGTTGAGCCACTTCTTGGCCTTCTCTACCCAAGCGTTCATGCCGGTTTGTACCACGGGCGCCCAGACAGGATGCAGTCGGAATCATCTACGCGTTTGGCGGATTCTTGGATCGCTTTTCGCAACGCGTCCGGCATCTGATTCAATACCTGCCAATTCTTTTCTTGACCGCAGCCGTCGCACTTTCGAGCACCGTTTCCGAGGCAATACGTAGTCAAGCCTTGTTCTGTCATTGCGCTACCTTTTCGTCATCAAAATCCATGTGTTCTGGGTGCGGAACGGGATCGTGAATAATAACACCAAGATCATCGGCGGGGAGCCACTTTCCGCACACGACGCACCAGTACCCCTTTTTTGCTTCTGTCATAACTGTTGCGATCCGCCCTTTGTGATGATGGAAGCCATTGCTGGCGCCGCATCAACCAGCTGCTGTTGCGCTGCGGCTTGCTGGCGCCCTTGACGCTTGGCAGCGATGGATTCTTCGCTGGCAATGAACCGTTCTGGCATGGCGTTGATGTACGCTAACTCCGGCACGATCACGTCGAAGTCAAAGGTATCCATCACGCTGGGGTCTTGAGTGATGGACGCGATATTGGCAGCATATTCAAGCGTTCTCATCGTGCCGGCGGCTTCCTCGCTGCGCTGTGCGCGGGACAGCGGGCTGTCGTACTGCACCACGTAGTCGCCTTTGGCTTCCTTGAGCATCGGAGGCATGGGCGGAAGCAATCCCTGCGCCATCAGCAAGTCCAGCTCGCGGTCGATCAGCGGCCCCAAGAACTCAGACTGCTGGCGCCCCATGGTTGGCGACAGCAGCGCACCCTTCTCCCGTGTGCGCTCGATCACCTCAGTGGCTGTCATCTGGGGAGTATCCACCATGATCTGAAACAGAGTGACCAAGAACACATCGTTGATGATCTGGCGTTCCTGCTCCATCATCTCCTTGGCAATCGCCAAGTTTCCGGTGGGCAGTGCGTGCACCAGTGCGCGTCCATCCGCCGACACGCCGCCGTAGTTCACAGCCCCGGGGGCCATGTCGAACACGTCCAGCACGCCATCGTCGTGTGCCAGCAGCACAGGGTCCACCGCACGGTGGCCTTGCTTCAGCACAGTTTTCTTCTGCTCGTTCAGCACTTTGATGCTTGGCAGCGCCAGCATCGCAGGGCTGCGCCCATAAATCTCTCCGGGCACGGTGATGTATCGGCTGATCTGGTAGGGAAAGCTGTTGTAGCCACCTTCCTCCAGCATGTTGTATCCATCCACCAGGATGTACACGCTCTTGAACGGCATCCCCCGATAGTCCGCACGGTTGGGGTCCATGTCCTCGCGGGGCATCACCGCATGGATAACATCGAACTCCTGCTCGGGATTGGACTTGGCCGCAGACTTGACCGTGCCGCTTGCCTTGTCCGGCCACCGCTGAATGATCTGCCGCGCCGTCATAGTAAACGGGCGGATCACCGTATCCACGATACCCTGGTGGTTCACCTCGAAGAACACGTCACTCAGAGGGATGCTGCGATACCGGATACCGGGTTCGCCCACCAACTTATCCGTGAACAAGCATCCGGTGCCGAACGCACCCAAGTCCATGTACTGCTCTTGGCACTGGCTGGCAAAGTTCGCTTTGTAGTTGTAGCGGTGGCGGAACAACGCATCCGTAGCATCGTCAAACCACAGGCGTGTCGCCTTGTCCCGCTTGAGTACGCTGTCAGTCGTAGATAGGCGGTGCCAACGGTTGTTCTGCGGGGTGAGCATGGACTCCAACGCGCTGGCGAACCGCTGGCAAGCGATCTGCGCCGTAGCATCAAAGCTCTTTTCCTGCCGCTTCTCGCCCTTGGTCTGGTTAGCAGTTTTCGTGCCGATGTTGAACATCTTGGAATAGTCCGGTCGGACTAACTCCGCCACCTCTGTCCAATGGTTCTCAAACCCCGTGCGGTTGTTGCGCAGTGTCTCCAACCGCTGACACACCTGCTGTGCGTAAGTCATGTCCATCTCAGGCTCCAAACAAAGTCTTGGACGCCGAGGTTGCATCCTGGGTCTGACCCAAAGGCTGCGTCAGCACGGTGCTGGCACGCCCACGCATCAGCGCGGCCTTCTTGCGTTCTTCCTCCGCAGCATCCTGCACGGACTGGCTGCTGAGTGTAGGCGCAGGCGCCAAAGCAACCGGAGAACTGGGCTTGTCGATCAAGCCGAGTCCTTCAAATATGCCGCCAACTGCTTTGGTAACGAATGACATGGGTGCGCCTGTAAGTTGAGGTTATCCCAACACATTGTAGTCAACATTCTTCGCTACGCCAAGGCGACGGTTGTGGCGGCTGGTATTCAAATCCGTCCGTGCCACGGTAGCAGCAAACGTCAGGGCCAACGCATCGGCCATGTCGGGGCTGGCAAACCCCCGCTTCTTCAGCTCGTCCTTGCGCTCCAGCTTGATCTGGTTGGTCAGAGTGTATCCGTACTCCAGGTTGCACAGGTCATCCGTGATGCCCTTCATGTCCGGCAGACAACCCGTACCAATCCACTCCCGCATCCGGTCCCACATCTCCGCCCTGCGGTTTTGGTACTTGTCCTTGTTCTGCGCCGACTCTCCGGACTGCACCTCGATGACCCTGTATCCCATGCCCTTCAACTGATCGACCACACCGCCACCCACGCCACCACCGTCCACAAAGATGGCTGACGGGTTGTGCTTGCTGGCCAGCTCCGCCACCTTGGCGGCTGTCTCCGTGGTGGACCATCCGTTGGCCTTGACCCACGGAATGCTCTTGGCATCTCGCCCGCGCCGGAACCCGATCACGGTGTTGTCGTCCCCGAACCGCGCAGGGTCCACCCCCATCACCAAGGGTGCACCTTGGTCGGGCTGTACTTCCCGCTTGAGTGCTTCCTCCACATCCGTGCGCCCGATGAACTGGTTCTGGCCCTTGGACGGAAACTGCCCGTAGACTTCCACCTTGGCTTCGTCGCTGTCGGCGCCATGCTCCCGAATGATCGCCTCTGCGCCATCCTGCGCTATGTCCACCGTCCGGCTGTCGATCTGGTACGTCAGCCAATCCTCGCGGTTTTTGTGGAAGCACTCAAAGAATGCGCCACTTGGCCGGCGTGGGTTGGAGAACGCCAGCCAGTAGCGGTCTATGATCTTCTCGGTGAACACACCCTGCTGCACCGTCCATATGCTGCCAGGGATACCGGAGGCTTCATCGAACAGTGCCATCTCGCCGTAGACGTTGTGCGCACCCGCAAACGCATCGGGGGCCTGCTCATTCCACAACTGCGCTGCCACGTACCAATAGCTCGGGTCGATCTTGAGGTCGCGCTCCACGGCTTTGGCAAACCACTCGGCGGGGTAAATCTTGGTGGCGTCCTGCTCGAACCAGTGATCGTTGATCGCCAACGTGAACCATTTGGAAAGCTCCGGGAAGGTCTTGGTCTTGAGCTGCGGCTCACTGTTGGCTGCCACCCAAGTGGATGAACCAAGCCTGGTGGACGCATGCCAATGCCCCAACCACCCGAACAAAGCACTCTTTCCGATACCACGGCCCGATGCAATCGCCGCACGGAACATGTTGATTAGTTCTTCGTGGGTCAGCTTGCGGGTCTTGGCCTTGAGGATGTAGGCGGACAGGTCCTTCAGAACCTGGTCTTGCCAATTCCTCGGGCCATTCTGATCCGCGAGTGGCGTGTTCTCCTTGCCCCACGGATAAACGAAGCGAACGAAATCGTTGAGGTTGTCCGCCAACCTCGGGTCCCACAGCTCCAGCATGAGGGACTGCTCGCCTTGAGCTGAGAACTTGGGTTGTTTTTTAGGCATGGGCTATGGATGATGAAGGATGCTTAGGAGTTGTTACGGAAACTTTTTTCCAAAAATTTCTAAAAAACCGCCCAAGGGGTCG